TTGAGTTCAGAATGAGATTCAGAATCGAGGTCCAGGTCTACACCTGGTAAATTTAGTATGGATTGGGGGGTCATCATACGACTGGCTAAAGAATTGCCAGCATACAATGGATATGGAAATGCAAAGATTCGCAAGCGGCCCGCTTGAAATTTTTGGGCATTCACTTGGACGCGCACGGTAAAATTACCACGCACCCAATTGAAACCTGCGAGTTTTTGCAACATTTGAAGTGTTTTCTTCTGCCCCCCAGCAAAGAAGAAATTTGGGAGGTCCATCCAGAACAAAGGTTCAAAAATGGAGGCATCGACGGGTGATCCGAGAATTGAGTGAGTATGACTAGTCGTCCAGTTGAACGTAGCCATGGGAATTGGTCGTTGTAAGAAGTCCAGAATAGTATGAGTTTTCATATCCTGCGTTGCAGAATCTTTCATGGATTTAGGCACGCTTAAGTTTGCTATAGAAGCATTCTCCATGCGTGTGCGTCCTTCATCCATAAAACTCACAATTTGTTGTTTAGTGGCTTTCACCATTTCACCACCTGGAACTTCTTGGGGAATTTCGGTTCGGTTAGGTGAGTCCTCAGTGTGAGAACCCGCCGTTATGGTTTCGGTACTGGTTGTATCATTTAATTCAGTTGGAGTGATATTTAAGGGCTGCCCTCGAAAGGACTTCCACACGACCTCCCAATCGTGTACCCCGTGCGTCTTGTTGTAGGTATTGTGGGGCTGCCACGCGGCTACCTACGGTTCTAAAAAGAACAACCGCTACGCTTGTAACTACGTCACACCTATACAAGATGGCGAACATAAATGCAATATTTGTTACAGAGGCTGGGCACTTCGCTTAAAAAGCACGGGGTGCCTCACCCGTGAGCCAATCAGTCATGTACGTGGCTCGGTCGTACACTTTCGCTTGTGGTGTTAATTGATTTGCGAATGGTTTATACTTTTGGTAGAAAGCATTGAAGGTGTCTTCATCATGGATACTAAGTTCCATGAAAGCTGTTTCGATATTCGAAGCGCATTGTAGTTCCTCATCGGGTGCCTTTCGGACCCAATTAAACATTTCCTGAATTGTTGGAAGTGCTAATGGAGCAACATACTGTATGCGTTGTTTATCGAAACGGAAACCACGTTTTAAAAACGTGATATCAGACAATGTGCGATTTTCAGCAACATTCAATTCCTTCGTTTCAGAAGTGTAAACCATTCCAAATTTATCAAAACCATCAGTTAAAGCTTGCATGTTAAACATCTCAGCATATTTGTCTGATGTATTTATAGCATTATCATCTCCATATGTAATCATATAGTTATTTTCTTCAAATATACGCATAGACAGTCCCGTTTCAGAGAGCCAAGTCATTCTTACGCCTATAAGATTATATATGGAATTGAGAATAGCTGTAAATACACAACCAGATGGTTGAGATTTGTGCCATTGATACACACTGTCACCATTGAGATGAACAGAATGTATTATGTCGGCCCACATTGTGGCACGGATGTTATTATCAGAAACAATGTGAGTGTTGGTGGTATCTTCCGCGTACCAGTCGTTTACGATTTTAAGCATTCTCCAAAGTATACGGGAATGCAGAGTACCATCGAAATTACTAAAGTCCCCAGCTTTTACATTGGGTCCTTGGCTCTTCAAAAGAAGAGCAAGTTTGTTCCACTCCGGAGAGTAAACATTAATTCCGACGGCAATTTGATTATCGATTCGATTTTCCATAACATGAGCAATGAAACTAAGGAAATATTGGCGATGAGCAATGGTTGCGTGTTGTTGTCCACATGAGAAGACGCGGGTTTTTCCAGCCAGGACTTTTTCAAGTCCACGTCTCTCATCCTTCAGAGTATCAGTCCATATTACAGGACCACGTTTTCCAATGCGGCAATTCGCGATATAATTTGCGGTAGCCACACGGAGACGCAAAGCGTCAGGTGATTTGAAATCGAACTCTTCCGAGCCCATCCATTTAGTCTTGCCATACTGGCCTGG